ATGAGCGCCGTCGCGACAGCCGCGCCGCTCCTGGTGTATTTCTCGAGCGTGTCCGGCAACACGGCGCGCTTCGTCGAGAAGCTCGGGCTTCCGGCGACGCGCATCCCGCTCCACCGGCAGGAGGGCGACCTCGTCATCGACGAGCCCTTCGTGCTGGTCACTCCCACCTACGGCGGGGGTGAGGGGCGCGGCGTCGAAAGCGGCGCCGTCCCCAAGCAGGTGATCCGGTTCCTCAACGACGAGCGCAACCGGCGCCACATCCGCGGGGTCATCTCCGCAGGCAACACCAACTTCGGCGAGTCCTTCTGTCTCGCCGGTGACATCATCAGCCGCAAGTGTCAGGTGCCGCACTTGTACCGGCTCGAAATCTTCGGCACGCAGGACGACGTGGATCGCGTGAGCGACGGATTGGAACGACGGTGGAAGCTGGAACTGCAGTGACCGAACAGGCGGCATTCAAGGGCAACCCGGCATTCGAGGGCATGGACTACCACGCGCTCAACGCGATGCTCAATCTGTACGACGCGGACGGCAAGATCCAGTTCGACGCCGACAAGCGTGCCGCGCGCGAGTACTTCCTGCAGCATGTGAACCAGAACACGGTGTTCTTCCACTCGCTCAAGGAGCGACTGGACTACCTCGTGGAGAAGGAGTACTACGAGGGCTCGGTCATCGAGAAGTACTCGTTCGACTTCATCCAGAAGCTCAACGATCTCGCCTACTCGAAGAAGTTCCGTTTCGCGACGTTCCTGGGCGCTTTCAAGTACTACACCAGCTACACGCTGAAGACCTTCGACGGCAAGCGCTACCTGGAGCGGTTCGAGGATCGCGTCGTGATGACCGCTCTCGGTCTGGCCGACGGCGATGAGGAGCTCGCTGTCAACCTGGTCGAGGAGATCATCTCGGGTCGCTTCCAGCCGGCCACTCCGACCTTCCTCAACTCCGGCAAGGCGCAGCGCGGCGAGCTCGTCAGCTGCTTCCTGCTGCGCATCGAGGACAACATGGAGTCGATCGCGCGCGGCATCAACTCCGCTCTGCAGCTGAGCAAGCGCGGCGGCGGCGTGGCGCTGCTGCTCTCGAACATCCGCGAGTCCGGCGCCCCGATCAAGCAGATCGAGAACCAGTCCTCCGGCATCATCCCGGTGATGAAGCTCCTCGAAGACAGCTTCAGCTACGCCAACCAGCTCGGCGCCCGCCAGGGCGCGGGAGCCGTGTACCTCAACGCGCACCACCCCGACATCATGCGCTTCCTCGACACCAAGCGCGAGAACGCCGACGAGAAGATCCGCATCAAGACCCTCTCGCTCGGTGTCGTCGTGCCCGACATCACGTTCGAGCTCGCGAAGAACGACGAGGACATGTACCTGTTCTCGCCGTACGACGTCGAGAAGGTCTACGGCGTGCCCTTCGGCGACATCTCGGTCACCGAGAAGTACCGCGAGATGGTCGACGACGCCCGCATCAAGAAGACCAAGATCAACGCACGCGAGTTCTTCCAGACCGTCGCCGAGATCCAGTTCGAGTCGGGCTACCCGTACATCATGTTCGAGGACACGGTGAACAAGGCCAACCCGATCAAGGGTCGGATCAACATGTCCAACCTCTGCAGCGAGATCCTGCAGGTGAACACGCCGACCACCTACAACGAGGACCTCTCGTACAAGGAGATCGGCAAGGACATCTCCTGCAACCTCGGCTCGATGAACATCGCGCTGTCGATGGATGCCGACGACCTCGGCCAGACCGTCGAGACGGCGATCCGGGCGCTCTCCGCGGTGAGCGACCAGAGCCACATCGGGTCGGTGCGCTCGATCGAGGACGGCAACGACCGCTCGCACGCGATCGGCCTCGGGCAGATGAACCTGCACGGCTACCTCGCTCGTGAGCACGTGTTCTACGGGTCCGAAGAGGGCATCGACTTCACGAACATCTACTTCTACACCGTGCTGTTCCACGCGCTGCGCGCGTCGAACAACCTCGCGATCGAGCGCAAGCAGGCCTTCGACGGCTTCGAGGACTCCACCTACGCGTCGGGGGAGTTCTTCGACAAGTACATCGAGCGCGCCTGGGTTCCCGAGACCGAGAAGGTCAAGGAACTCTTCGCCGGCAAGCACATCCCCACGCAGGAGGACTGGACGCAGCTGAAGGCGTCCATCCAGAAGCACGGCATCTACAACCAGAACCTGCAGGCGGTGCCGCCGACCGGGTCGATCTCGTACATCAACAACTCGACGTCGTCGATCCACCCGATCGCGTCGAAGATCGAGATCCGCAAGGAAGGCAAGCTCGGCCGCGTCTACTACCCGGCGGCGTTCATGACGAACGACAACCTGGAGTACTACCAGGACGCGTACGAGATCGGCTACGAGAAGGTCATCGACACGTACGCCGCCGCCACGCAGCACGTCGACCAGGGGCTGTCCCTGACGCTGTTCTTCAAGGACACCGCCTCGACGCGCGACATCAACAAGGCGCAGATCTACGCATGGCGCAAGGGCATCAAGACGATCTACTACATCCGCCTCCGTCAGATGGCGCTCGAGGGCACGGACATGTCCGAGTGCGTCAGCTGCATGCTCTGATGCTCCAGGGATTCTCGAACAGGAAATGATGATGACCCCTCCCGAAAGACTCAAGCTGGTCGAGCACGTGCAGGCGATCAACTGGAACCGCATCCACGACGACAAGGATGTGGAGGTGTGGAACCGCCTCGTGAACAACTTCTGGTTGCCCGAGAAGATCCCGCTGTCCAACGACATCCAGTCGTGGAACACCCTCACGTCCGACGAGCAGCTGCTCACCATGCGCGTCTTCACCGGACTCACGCTGCTCGACACGGTGCAGGCCACGGTCGGTGCCGTCTCGCTGATCCCCGACGCGATCACCCCGCACGAGGAGGCCGTCTACACGAACATCGCGTTCATGGAGTCGGTGCACGCCAAGAGCTACTCCTCGATCTTCTCGACGCTCGCGTCGACCAAGGAGATCGATGAGGCGTTCCGCTGGTCGGTGGAGAACCCGAACCTTCAGAAGAAGGCTCAGATCGTCATGGACTACTACCAGGGCGACGACCCGCTCAAGCGCAAGGTCGCCTCGACCCTGCTGGAGAGCTTCCTGTTCTACTCGGGCTTCTACCTGCCGATGCACTGGTCGAGCCGCGCCAAGCTCACCAACACCGCCGACCTCATCCGCCTCATCATCCGAGACGAGGCCGTGCACGGGTACTACATCGGCTACAAGTTCCAGAAGGGGCTCGAGCGGGTCGACCAGGCCCGTCGCGACGAGCTGAAGGACTACACCTTCTCGCTGCTGTACGAGCTGTACGACAACGAGGTGCAGTACACGCAGGACCTCTACGACGGCGTCGGGCTGACCGAGGACGTCAAGAAGTTCCTGCACTACAACGCCAACAAGGCGCTGATGAACCTCGGCTACGAGGCGATGTTCCCGTCGTCCGTGACGAACGTGAACCCGGCGATCCTTTCGGCGCTCTCCCCGAACGCCGACGAGAACCACGACTTCTTCAGCGGTTCGGGTTCGTCGTATGTCATCGGCAAGGCCGAGGCCACGGAAGACGACGACTGGGACTTCTGAAAGCCCAGATCATCCATGAATTTTGCCAGGAGGTGAAGATGGGCAGCACTGGACTATCGCTCGAGCGGAGTGAAGCACGAGACACTCGTGCCCACGTTTTGCCCACGCGTCATCGACATGGAGTCGGCGCGACGGCGACGTCGCGCTCCTTGGCAACCCGGCTGAAGGGTCCTCACGCATCTGTGGGGACCCTTCCTCGTTGTCGTGCCGACGTCGGCACGAGCTCACGAGGAGAGGAGGTGAAGGAGTATGACCATGCATATGCCGCAGGGGCCCGATGGGGCCTGGAAGACGGGCCAGCGGGTTCCGTTCGACGGAGACTGGGCCGATCAGTACGGAGTCGTCACGCGCCACGAGCGCGGAGCTACGTTCCCGCCGTGCATCGACCGCAAGGGAGAATGCGCGTACCGCTATCTGGTTGAAGCTGTTGCAGCAGCTTGATCCAGTGAACCTCTAGGAAAGGCACAGGCCCCCGACTTCGGTCGGGGGTCTTTGTCGTTAGCGGTCAGATCCCTTGCGGTCGATCACAACGAGAACAACACTGATCATCCTCCAGGTATGCCCACCTGTGCAACATTGCATGATCGGTGGCGTGTCACGAGACGGCGGCCGCTCGCGCAGCGCTCATTGCCTGCGCCACGGCCTCGAGATCGTCGTCGAACAGGTCGGCGTACACGTCGAGCGTCATCGCCGCGGAGGCGTGTCCGAGCATCCGCTGCACGGCTTTCACGTGGGCGCCAGACGAGACCGCGAGGGATGCTGCAGTGTGGCGGAGGTCGTGCGGCGTGATCACGGGGATCGTCGGGTCCTTCTCTCGTGCGCGTCGCACTGTTCCGACGAACCATCCGCTCGTCGCGTGAGGGTAGGGGGTCGGTGCTGCGCCGTCGCCGAAAACGAAGGCGTCCGGCCCCTTGGCCTCGCAGAGCCTCGCGATCCGGTTCACCAGGTGCGGCGGGATCGGAATCTCCCGAGCGGCGCCTGACTTCGGTGTGCCGATCTCGTAGACGCCCTTCACGATGACGGCGTTGTCCTCGATGCGGATCCGGCGGCGCAGCATGTTGAGGTGCCGGACGCGGATCGCGACAGCCTCACCCCACCGCGGCCCTGAATATGCGAATAGCTCGATGAGTGCGCTCTCACTTTCGTTTCGGGCGCACCCGGAAAGCGTCGCGACTTGGGCGTGTGTCAGATAGCGGGGTGACTTCCTACGCTTCGCGGGGAGTTGCACACCGACGGCCGGGTTACGGGGAATCGAGTGTTCACGCGCAGCGATTGCCAGAACGCCAGATAGCACGAACATGATGCGGCGCACGGTCTGTGCGGACTTCTCATTGCTGAGTTCCGAGACCCAACTCGCAATCTCGGTCCGCTTGATTCCGGCAATCTCACGGCCCCCCCAGCGCGGTTCGACGTGCACACGCCATGCGGTCTCCATCGCGTGCCGGGACGAGGGCTTCAGCGGGGCAAGCCGTTCCGCCTCCCAGGCCTCCTTAAAGGCGGCGAGCGTCTTCCTGCCCTCGGTGGGATCCAAGTACTCGCCCCTGGCTTTCGAGAGCGTCACGGTGGCCAGGAAGAGTTCGGCATCCTTCTTTGTCTTGAACCCGCGTTTATCGGTCTGAGACTTGTCAGGCTTCCGATATCGCACCCTGTATCGGCGCCCTCGAGCCGTGTCGTAGGGCGTGATTGAGCCAGCCATTTCAGCCCACCTCGATGCGGTGAGCGAACTGCCCGGTGCCCATGCGCGGGTCGATGTAGACGGTTCCTTCGGTGCGGAGCAGTGTGCTGCGGTACACGACGACGAGCTCGTCCGGAACGTTCAGGTCGATCGCCATCGCGGTGACGTGGCCGTCGCGGTGGTGCTCTGCTTCGGCGTACGCCTCCGGCGTGATGAGCGTCTGCGCCGCCCAGACATTCGCGGCGGCCTCCTGGCGCTTTCGGATGAGTCCGAAGTCAGTCGGTCGGTGCCCGAGTACGTGATGGGCGATCTCATGGCACATGACCCCGCGGAGGATGCGGCCACGCATCCCCGGCGTGAGTTCGATCTGGTTGTTCCCGGGTGCGTATCCGCTGCGGTGGATGCCGCGATACTCGCGGACGGTCAGGCCGAGATCGGACGCAAGATTCCAGATGTCCATCTGGGTCTCCCTTGGTGAAGTGCGGTCATGCGGATTCGAAATCCGCGTCGTTGCCTTCGGGGAACTCGTTGATCGACTCGTTGGCGACCAGGTCGTAATCATCCTGGCGACGTGCGACATTCTCGGCACGGGTCATCAACTCTGCCCATGGCATGCCGAGGGCGCTGGCGATCACGATGATGTCTCGGATGTTCAGGATGACCCGTTCGCCCGTACGCGGGTTTCCTCCGTCGAGACGGGACGAGACGAACTGCGGGTTCGAACCGATCAGCTTTGCGAGGCCGCGCGAGGAGAGATCCTGACGGCCCATCTCGGCTTTGATCTCGGACACCACGGCGTCGGAGAAGCGCTTGGCGAGTTCTTCATCGTCCATGGGGATCAGTCTGCCGGGTGAATGATTTTTCGTCAAGATGAATGATCAGCTTGACAGCGAATGATTAGTCATTCACGATAGGCCGTATGACTAAGCAGACACCCGAGACTGCAGCCGCACTCAGCGTCGCCGCCGAGATCCGCGCCGAGATGGCGCGCCAGCGGAAGACCGCGAGTGAACTCGCCCTTGTGCTCGGGATTACCCAGCACACCGCGGGGAAGCGGCTCAACGGATCGACCACCTTCAACCTCGTGGAACTCTTTCGGGCCGTCTCCTGGCTCGGCCTCAGCCTCGAAGAGATCGCGCACCGCGCAGAGGCCCCGGAGCAGAAAGCCGCCGCCGAGATGCGTCGGGCGGCGGCATGAGCGCGCGGCAGGGGAATGTCACCCCGCTGAAGCCGCGCGGTAGCGCCTCCGCAGAACCCGCAGTCTGGCTGTCTCCGTCGGAAGTGTGTGAGCGAGTCCCCGGCATGACCGTGACTTTGCTGCAGCGGATGCGCGACGCAGGTAAGGGGCCGCGCTATGCGAAACCGTCGGCAAAGACAGTGGTCTACGCGCGGGCTGACATCGACGCTTACGTGCGCTCGACACTCGTCACTACGAAGGAGCAGTCGTGAGCGCGCTCGAGGTGTTCGACTTCGAGGGCGTCGTGGTCCGCACGGTCGTGATCGACGGCGAACCGTGGTTCGTCGCAGTCGACGTAGCGATGGTGCTCGGGTACTCGGCGACGTCGGCGATGACTCGCACGCTCGATGAGGACGAGAAGGGGGTGCGCAATCTGCACACCCCTGGCGGCGTCCAGGAGTCGACGATCATCAGCGAGGCTGGCCTGTTCTCCGCGATCCTTCGTTCTCGCGTGCCAGGCGTCCGGGCGTTCAAGCGCTGGATCACGCACGAGGTGTTGCCGAGCATTCGCCGATCCGGTGCTTACGTCGTGCCGGAGTCGCGTGAGCAGTTGCTCGCGCGGGCGGTCACCGCGGCGAACGAACTGATCTCGGAAGCGCACCAGCAGATCGAGGTGCTGACGCCGAAGGCTGAGGCGTGGGACGAGTTGGCATCGGCCGAGGGTGACTACGCGGTCGCCGATGCCGCAGCGCTGCTGACCCGCGCCGGAATCTCGACGGGCCGTGACCGGCTCTTCGCGTCCCTCGCCGAGATCCGGTGGATCTATCGAGGTGAAAAGCGCCGGTGGCGGCCGTACGCGTCGACGCTCGACTCCGGATACATGGCGGAGCGTGCGCAGCCGCCGCACCGCGACGCCGACGGCGAGCTCGTGCCGTCACCGCCGCAGGTCCGGATCACCGCGCGCGGCCTCGAGCGGCTCCGAGTGCGCCTCGGCTCCGGCTCCCTGTCTCACTGACCCCACATACGAAAGCAGGGCGCCCGTTGCACCGGGCGCCCCACCAGAAGAGAAAGGCACGTACATGCCTGAAGTTCAGGATACCGACGACATCGCTACGGCGGTGAACGACTTCTTCCCGCCAGTCACCGCGACCACGCACATTCGCGTGACGACCGACACGACGCCCATCGTCCCGCAGCGCCGCAGCATCTGGCCTCTCGCGCCGTGGCGGTGGGTGCTCATCGTCACCGCGATCGGCCTCTCGATCCCGTGCGGCATCGCCGCCGCCGCGCCCGTATGGAACGGCGCCGAACTCTCGATCCTGATCATCCTCGCGATATTCGTCGCCGCCTTCACTCCCGGGAGGGACTCATGACTCCGCAGATCACCGCCGCCCGCCTCGTTGTCCCGGAGGATGCGCCGCGCACCGTTTGGATGCTCGAGCGTGGCGAGGGCGTCACCGCTTCCGAGGCGTGGGCGGTTGCCCGCGCCACGCTGAAGGCCCGCCGCCGCATCGTAGAGGCGAAGATGAACGGCTCCACGTTCCGCGGCAACAAGGCCACGGCCGCCGGCCACGCCCGCGAGGCAGCGCTGCTCGACGAGGCCGCCGAGCGGATGGCGCACCTCACCCCGAACGCCGCGCTCTGGGCCGCGCTCGAGAACGACCTGCACCGCGCCACCCCCGACGGAATCGGGATCGCCCTCGATGGCCTCCTCGTCGTCGTCGAGGTGAAGTCGCACGAGTACGGCTACAAGGGCGACGGCATCCCGATCGAGCACCTCGCGCAGATCCAGTGGCAGATCTACGTGCTCGGCGCCGACTACGGCCTCTACGGCACCGAGACCCGCGACGAGGACGACATGCCGCCCGCCGGCGGTGCGACCTGGATTCCCGTCGAGCGCGACGACGACATGATCGCGTGGCTCATCGAACGCGCTGACGACTTCCTCGCATGGCGCGATGCCGGATGCCCCGACGTCGACCTAATCCCCGACGGCGTCGCCGAGGCGCTCGCCGCCTGGGCGCCGCTGAAGGTCGCACTCGACGCCGCCGTGAAGGCCGAGAAGCCGGCGAAGGAGAAGCTCTCCGCCGCCATCGCCAAGGCGTACCCGCATGCTGCCCGCTTCGGCGCCGTCGGCATGAGCGAGCACGGAGGATTCCAGTCCGTCGTGTCCGAGACGGTCTCGCTCGACGAGATCGCGTGGAAGGACAACGCTCCCGAGGTGCACGCCCGCGCGCAGGAGCTCCGCACCGAGCTCGCCGTGCTCGAGGCCACCGCCAAGAAGTTCTATCCCCAGTCCCGACGCTCGTCGTCGCTGAAGTTCCAGGAGGTCGAGAGTGTCTGAGCTCATCGAGGAGAGGTCGTTCACCGTCGAGGCCGCTCGCGCCGCCGTGCTGGCATCCAACGAGCTCGAGGCGTTCGAGGGTCCGCACTTCCGTGCCGGCCGCGACGGCGCTTGGGACTCTGTGTTCCTCCGTGACGAGGAACACCCGCATCCCGACTTCGCCCGCGTGATCGTCACCCGCCGCGGCCAGGCACCGCGAGAGGTCACCATCGGCTGGGCCGACTACGCCGAGATCATCGCGGGCGCCGACGAGGCCCGCACGGCTTCCGAGCGGGAGTGGGTCGCGACCCGCGGCCGCAAGCCAATGACCATCTTTGGATCGGAGGCCGAACGTCACGGATACCGGGTCGTCTTCGCTGACATCCTCGCACCGCTGCTCGGCGGCAGCGTCCGTCGGGCAGCGACGCCGGCGTCGCAGGCTGCCGAGCCCGGTCGTGACTTCGCCGCCGAGATCAGGGCGGCCGAGACCGTCGAGCAGATAGACGCGATCGACACCGCCATTCGCGCGGTGCGGGGCTTCGCGCCCAACAAGACCGGCACCGATCTGCACCGCCTCTGGAAGGACCGCCGGCGGGAGATCCTCGACGTCGCCTGGGCACCGGAACCTGAGGCAGTAGTCGCCGACTGGCCGGTCGATCACGTCGAGGATGTCGAGCCGGGAGCAGCGCCTCGCGCCGTGCCTCGCGATCACCTCGCGCCGCAAAACCGCGCGGGCCGCCGCGCCGCCGCTCGCAAGAAGGGCGGCCGGCGATGATCGTCGACGAGGAAACCGGGACGGTCGTGACGTCCGCGATCGAGCTCGTGCCGCTGAACCTCGCGGACCTCAACGAGGACGAACTGCTCGGCCTGTTCCCGACGCCGGTGCAGTGCGCCGGCGCGCTGATCATGGCGCGGAAGATGATCGCACGCGCGCCCGCCGTCCTCGCCGAACGGTCGAAGGCAGTGAAGGACGCGAAGCGCGATCTGATCATCGCCCGCGGCTACGCCCGTCAGCGCGCGGCAGGCCGCGATGCCGAGACCCGCCGCCTCGTCGCCGAGAGCGACGCCGAAGTGATCCAGGCGTGGGAGGCGATCGACACAGCGGAGCTCGCTCTCGAGTATGCCCGCGAGCGTCGCAAGTCGCTGAGTGAGGACATCGAGATCCTGCGGTCCCTCAATGCCAACTTCCGAGGAGAGCACCGGTGAACCGCAAGACTCATTACTCGGGAACTCGCAGTGCGGCTTCGCGTCCGTCGACGTACGACGAGTACGCCTGCGACGACGAGTACACGCCGCTATGCCACCCAGTGAGCAGGAGCGGAATCGTTGCGCGAGCGACGGAGCGGAGCCGCCCGTCCTTGCTGGTCGCGTCGCGGAAGGCAAGGTCAAGCATCACGGCGATCGGCTGCGAGCGTCCGTTCAGGAGTAGCTCGAACTCGGTGAGCGTGTCTTGCGTCGCGACCTCAATCTTCCCGCGCTCCGGTCGAGTCATCGGCTGCGCAAACGACGCCGACGTTAGCGCGTGGACGACGGCTCGGATGCTGCCTTCCATAGCGACCTTCGTGCTCAAGCGCTCAGCGCGTCGAGCGGCCCTCGCCTCCCGAATCCACGGCAGGACCGCGCTACTGACGAGGGCGATCACCGCACCCAGAACTACAGCCCATCCACTGTCCATGCCTCGCACTCTATCGGGGGTGAAGTGATGGCTGATCCGACGACGGCGACCCGCACGGGCGTCTACTTCCGTGACGGCTACCAGTGCGCCTCCTGCTGCACGGTCGATGCGCTCACGTTCCAGCACCGCCGCCGCGTCGGCATGGGCGGGTCGAAGAACGTCCCCGCTCCGGTCGACGGGCTCACCCTCTGCGCAACCTGCAACAACGGGTGCGAGCACGCGATGCAGGATCTCGCCCTCGCTCGCGGCTGGAAGGTCCGCGCGTGGGTGACCTCACCCGAGCGAGTGCCGGTGTTCTTCCGGAAGGATCACGCCTGGTTCCGCCTCGAGGGATTGAACAGGATCCGGATCTCCTACGCAGTCGCGATGGAGATGGGATGCGCGGTCTACGGCGACGAGTGGATGCGCTGGCAGAAGCAGGTGGCGCCGTGAGCCTCATCAGTGACGCCTTCGATGCGTGGCGCGAGTGCCGCGCCGAGTACGACGAGACGCTCTACGTCCAGTACATGGCGGCCGAGGAGGCGACCAACGGCGCAATGCTGAACGCCCGCGGCCGCGCGAAGGGGATCGACCCGTTCACCCTGTTCATGGGTAACGAGACCCGCGCCCGCGCGTACGCCTCCGAGGAGCTCGTCGAGCACTGGTCGACGCATCCGCGTGTGACGTTCTCGATGTTCGAGAAGCAGTGGCAGCGCAACCGTGAAGCCGAGCTCATCGGAGAAGCGGCATGAGCGCCGCGCTCGAAACGTTGATCGCTCGGTCCCTCTCCACGGTCGAGGAGAAGACGTGGGCGCCGGATCGTGAGGTCACCCTCGGCGAGCTCCGCATCGTCGACATGATCCACGAAGGCAAGCCGACCTGCCGCCTCTGCGGCCAGATCGTGAACCAGACCGACCAGTTCGGTCTCTGCTCGAAGACCACCGACGCGCACAAGGTGGCGCGCGGCGTCGTCGTGCCCGCGCGGAAGGCGGGACGGCGATGAGCGCGATGCTGACATTCGCGATGACCTACATCGTGTACTGGCCGGAGGCCGGGGTGCTGAAGGTGGGGCGCGCGTGGCGCTTCAACCGGGTGCAGATGATGGTGCGCTCGGGCGGGCACGTCGTCGTGCTCGCGCGCGGCACGGATCGAACGTGGGAGGCCGAGGCGCTGCGCACTCTGCGCCGCTGGTTCCCGCAGGCGTTCAGCAACGAGGCCGAGGCGCGCGACCTGCTGTTCATGGGGCGCGGGTGGACCGAGTGTTTCGAGGTCGACGAGCACCACCTGCAGCTAGCCGTCGATCTGTGCTTCGAAGGATTCGCGAGAGGGAATGACCAAGGTGTCAACGAAGAGCGTGCAACGGAAGATCAGCGCGGAGGATCTGCAGTTCCCGGGATACCTGCGGGCGCCGATGGCCGCGAAGCCGACGGCTCTCGGGCTGTGGCTGCACACGGACGGCCTCGGCCGTCGCGAGATGGTGCCGGAGTTGCTGGCCGCGGCGATCTATCCGGGCGAGGCGGCGACGGATCTCGTGATCGATCATCTGCTGATGCTCGTCGAGTCCGGGTTCCTCGACCTCTATCGGGACGAGTCCGGGGCGGAGTGGATTGCGCTCGCTCGACCGCTGAAGACGGACGCCCGAACCGCCTGGTCGAACTGCCCGCCGCCTCCGGATCGCGAGCCTTCGCGAAGGTTCGCGGCTGTGGGGGGAGCGAGGGAGCGGGCGGGCGAGAGGGTGCGAGCCGAGCAGGCCGAGCGGGGCGGGCAGTGGGCGGCGTGGACGGACGAGCAGGAGCGGGCACCCCGTCAGCCAGCACGACCTCTGTTGCTGGATGCGCCGCCCATCGGTTGCCCCGATCACCCGCACGGTCGATTCAAGGACTGCGGACCCTGCGGCACAGCGCGCCGCCGGCACGATCGCTGGGTCCAGGAGGCCAGATACGGCGAGCAGATGACCGAATTCGAGCAGACACAAGACGACGGAGAGGGGTGGGGCGGTGATCCATTCTGACGCCTTCGCCGGCTTTATCGCACTGACTGCGATGCGGTTCTTGAAGGACCGCGCATTCCGGCTCCGGCTATTGGCCGAGGCCGACGAGACACCACGAGAGACCGCATACAAGATCCGCCGCGAAGCAATGATCGCGGCTCAGAGGAGGACAGCATCATGAGCACCGAAACAGTCCGGGCCACCGTCTATCTGCAGGTGCAGCCGGAATACGCCCACTGGATCGGCGACCACTCCAAGCCGGAATCGGTCCTCAGGGCGAAGGTCGTCCGGTCAACGCAGAAGCGGTCGCAACTTCCCGAGGCGGGGACGGTCGAGGTGAAACTCACCATCGAGCTCCCGAAGGCCGCATTCACCCCGCTCGCTCCCGAGGCGATCGTCGTCATTCCCGAGACCATGACGACCCCGCACCCGATCACGGTCGAAGCCGCCGACGCGAACGAGGAGGCGAACTGATGGCCGGCGAGACAGTAATCACCGTCGTCGGCAATCTGACCGCCGACCCCGAACTCCGGTACACCCAGAACGGCCTCCCGGTGGCGAACTTCACCATCGCCTCGACGCCGCGCAACTTCGACCGTGCCGCGAATGAGTGGAAGGACGGCGACGCGCTGTTCCTCCGGGCGTCGGTCTGGCGCGAGTTCGCCGAACACGTCGCCGGGTCGCTGACGAAGGGCATGCGCGTGATCGCGCAGGGCCGGCTTCGTCAGCGCTCGTATCAGGACCGCGAGGGCAATCAGCGCACCGCGATCGAGCTCGAGGTCGACGAGATCGGTCCGTCGCTGCGCTACGCGACTGCTCAGGTGTCGCGGGCGGCCGCCACAGGCAAGTCGTCGGCAGCATCTGCCCCGGCTCACGAGGAGTGGGCGCCCGAGCCGCAGGCCGGCGACTGGACGGGAAGGTTCGGCGATGACACTCCGTTCTGACCTGATCGACGCGCTCGAGGTCGCGATCACCGACGAGGCTTACGACGGCGGTTTCGGGCCGCAGAGCGAGCAGCAGTACTCCCAGATGGTTCGGAAGATCGCCGAGGTCGCTGCCGAAGTGTTCGAGAAGGCGCACGCTCCGGCCGGCGACGAGCGGGAAGCGATGATCGTGCGCCTCTCCGACGAGCTTGAATACCGGGTCCGCACTGCCGTCGCACTCTCGAAGGGTGGTCGCGGTATCGGGGGGCAGGTGACAGACGGCCGTGCCGCCGTCAGGCACATTGCCGCCGGCCTCTGTCGTTTCGAGGCTTCCGAGCCGCGACGGGTCGAAGAGGCGGCGCTCGGCGCCCCGCTCGTGCCGTGGCAGAAGGACTATCTCGAGAGGATGGGGACGCACGATGTCTGATCGCTACTGCATCCGTGGCTGTGTGGTCCGCGACGAGCACTATGCGGCCTGCGCCCGGCGCCGACCGGACTACACGGGGCAATTCCCGTGCACGGGATGCGTGGCCGTCGAGGCGCGCGACGGCGTGCTGTTGTGCGAGCGTTGCTTCCGCCGCCTTCGCCGGCACCTCGAGGATGCCGCCGACATCGTCGGTCACCTCCGCTCGATCGCTGACCCGACGAAGGCTGCTGTGTTCGATCGCATCCGCGTGCAGTCTTCGGCTATCGAGATCCCGGCACCGGTGGCCGCTGACCTCATCGACGCGTCGAATGACATCACCACGACTCTGAACATGTGGGCGAACCACGTCGCGGGGGAAGACCGGCCTGGTGCTGGCCTCCCGGCCGGGGCGATGGCGGATGCCGCGCACGCGGTGGTGCAGCTCGCCGTCGATGTGATCCTGGATGAGCTCGGCCGCCTGGCGAACGATTTCGATCAGGTCGGAGCGCTCTGCGAGGGCGTGATGGTCGTGCACAAGGATGCCCCGGACGTGTGGACGGTCGCGGATGCCGCGGTCCGTTGGCCGCTCGAGGACGCCCCGCGCTGGGCGCAGGCCGCATGCCCGAAGTGCGACCTGATGTCGGTGCGCGTGCAGCCTGGCAGCAACGGTCGCCCGTCCCGCTACCGCTGCACGACGGAGGGCTGCGACTGGGAGGCAAACTCGAAAGATGACGGCGGCCTGTGGGCGTCCGTGTTCGCTGATCCGACGCCGGCTGAGGTGCGACCGCATGACCCGCGCTGGCTGACCCTCGCGGACGCCGCACGCCTTGTGGAGCGCACCACGGGCACGGTCCGTGGCTGGGTGACGCAGAACCTTCTCGCGCCGCAGCTCGGCCGGTACTGGCAGGACGACGTGCTCGCCGTGGCGGCACAGAAGAGGGGAGAGGCCGCATGAAGATCTGGCTGACGTTGTCGGAGGCCGCGGATGTCGCGGGCCGCACGGAGCGCACGATCCGGAACTGGGTCGACGCCGGCGTGCTGAAGTCGCCCGTCCCGGGCCGATTCCAACGCGATGCGGTTCTCGCCGCCGAGCGCACCATGCGAGGCAGGGTCGGGCGCCCTCGCAAGAACAAGGACGTCGCAAGTCCGTAAGACGACCGTCCTACTTGCCGCTAGGGTGTCGAGTTATCACCGACGTCTAGGAGGAGCGCGTGGAAGATCCAATTGTTGCGGCCACGTGGGGCCTCGTGGTTGTTACGGCGTTGCTGGTTGTTGCGACGATCGTTCCGTTCGTAGGAGAACTGCTCAAGCGCCGCAGTGAGCGGGCAGTGGTGGCCTCTCGGGCCGTGCCCGACATGAACATTCTCCGGAGTCGGCTTGAGGGCGGAGTGGAGCGCTTGGGGGAGAGCGAATCGCTGACGAAGGACCGCCTGACGAGGCAGGCGAGGTCGTGCAATGCGGAGCTCCAGATGCTCGCGCCGATTGTCGAGGTGCGAGACGCCAGCCTGAAGTTCACGAACGAGACATTCCTGGTTCGACATCTACTGACTTTCACCGTCGAGGCCTTGGTTGAAGCTGCCGATCTCGCTGACGCGGCGGACGCGGAGAGCATCCGCAAGCGCGACAAGCGCGTCCGCGACGCACGTCGCGGATATCAAGCAGCACTCTTGTCCCTCGACGCAGCCGAGTCTTTGCTTCCCAAATCACAGCGACTGATCGATGGCGAGCGCTTCTGGGACCGGTTCGCACGCGTTTCAGATGAGCGCGAGAACGCCGCCGCTGAGATCTTGCTTCAAGACGAGAAGATTACGAGAACAGGACGCCGAGCCTCCTCTTGACTTGAGACGGTGACGTGCGAGACGCGTATTAGCCAGAAACTCTTCAAACCCTTCCCACTGATGTGTTAAGCTGTGCTTGCACTTGAACTGTGACTGAAGCCTCGCCGATCCGGCGGGGCTTTCGTCGTTCTAGGCTCCGTCGGCTCAGCCGCCGGGTCTCGCCCCGCCGCCACACGCTCACACCCTCAGCAGAGCGACCGCCGCTGCCATGACCTCCCGCTGCCCGCTCGATCGGGACCGGCGAGCGAGCAGCACCGGGTATGTCGCATGATGCGCACACTTGAGCGGTGATGGGCGGCGGGGCGCAGTCTTCACGGCGTTGTGACGGGCGTCGAAGGGCGGTCGGTCGACTTTGGCCGACCGCCCGACGCTCATCCCTTGCTCGATGGCGGATCCTGCTTCGGGTCAATCGTGTTCTTGTACCGTACTTGTCCGTTCGTGCCGTGCACGCTGATCTCGCCGCCGCTGCCGGACGCCAGCCGGTCGCGCAGAGCGTCGTACGCGCCCTGCTGTGTGTCGTTGCGGACGGTTGCTCGCTGTCCGTCCTGACGTTTGCCGACCCAGCTATCGCCGTCCTTGTAGACGTTGTATTCGTCGCTTCCCATGTTCACCCCCTCTCCTCGTGTGGAGGTCAGGATAACCGCCCGCGGGGACGTTTGGGCGGACGGAGCGGAGCATGATCGTGGCTGCAGGTATTCCGGGGCGGACGACCGCCGCGCATCGGAAGAACCGCACCGAGCTGAAGCAGTTGACCCGTGAGCACAACCTGCCGTGCGCCCTGTGCGGGAACGTGATCGATTGCGATCTCGTGTACACGGATCCGTGGTCGTTCGCGTACGACCACATCAAGTCGATCAAGACGTATCCGGAGCTCGCCGACGACCCATCGAACGGCCAGCCTTCGCACAAGCGCTGCAACGAGAACAAGGGCGCCAACGACGCCCGCCCCGCCCTCGGCGATCCGTCCGAGGTCTGGTGACCGATCAGAGGAGGCATCATGTCCACACGCAACAGCCTGAAGCAGGAAGCGACCGCCGAGCGCCCGGAGTCGCCCGAGGAGTCGACTGCGCCGGCCGAGGCTCACCTCGAGGCGTCCGACGGCTTCCACGTCGTGCAGGACGGCGAGACACTCAACGAGATCGCCGGCGCGTTCGATGTCCCGGTCTCGTACCTGCAGCGACTCAACGCAATCAAGCGGCCCGAGCTCGTCTGGCCTGGGATGCCTCTTCGGGTGCGCTAACCCTCGCGTCTACGGGCGGCCATGATCTATCCAGCGCCATCGCGGATCGGGCTGAGAGGTGATGCGCGACACCGCTCGCCCGATCTCACGCGCGGCCTCCCGGCCAGTCTCGTAGGCGACCCGCTCGAGCATTTGCTGCGCGACTAGATCCGAGTAGAGAGATTCCGCGAGATCGGCCAGCGTCGCGTAGACCTCTGCGAGCAACTCGATCGCAGGCAGGGTCGTATCGATGTAGCTGATCTCGCCGATGCCTCGCACTGGCTCGGAATTCGGTTCGTCTCGCAGGGGCTGCAGCGTCGTCCACTGATCGTGCTCGATTCGGTTCCGGTATTCGGCAACGAGCCCGACCGAGTCCGCAATGTCCGCTTGAGCGTCGGGCGGCAGGATGTCCTCAAGGTCAGCGAGCGTGAACCCACGCAGTCGCTTCCCGAGCGTCTGGTCGGCGCGAACGGGGAACCCGGTTAGATCGACTATTCCTCCGAGCGCGTGATTGAGCTCAGTGGCAGCCTTGGTCACCACGCCTCGGGCTCTGTCTAGCCGCGCCTGTCGAGCAAGACCTGCTGCGTACCACTCGCGTTCCATACGGTCAGCATCTCATCGATGGCGATCGGTTCGTCCGGCAGGGGTAGGGGGGGTCAAATCCCTAGCCGTGGGGGCTCCGCATCGCACCGGGGGTGATCTGTCCCCCTCCGGCCCCGGCTGTCACATGTCACACCCCCGCGGGAGGTGGTTCCCGTGGCTCTCACTCCCGAGGAGAAGCGCAAGCGCGACCGTGAGCGTCAGGCCCGGTATCGCGCGGCAAAGCAGGAGAAGCCGACCCTCACGGCGCTCCCGCAGATCGGCCCGTCCGCCGGCGTCGACGGTGTGACGCCGGGTGTGACAGGAGACGCGCCGCCTGTCACGTCGACCGTCAACGTCGACGCGCTGAACGAGCTCCTCGCCGAGCTCACGATTCCGACCACTCAGAAGCCGCGCGTCGCGCTGCTGAAGACCCTCGCCCGCGACCTCGACACGGTGTCGGCGCTGCCGCAGCGCGCCTCGATCTCGGCGAAGTACGACGAGCAGGTCGACAAGCTGGTCGCCGCCACGAAGCCGAAGGAGCGCAACGAGCTCGACGAGATGCGCCTCAAGTTCTACCAGGGGGAGACCGGTGGCATCGACGACGACCCGGAAGCGCGCAGCCGCCCCTCGCGCCGCAAGAAGGCGTAGCGCGCCTCCGCGGGTGCTCGGTCACGAGTGCCCGCGGGTCTTCACTCCGCCGCGTCGTCCGCTCACACCGCAGACGTCCGCCGGCTATGCGGCGATCCACTTCGCCGAGTGGCTGCACACCAAGCTCGCCGGCACTCAGCACGCCGAGCTCGCGCCGAAGCTGAACCCGTGGCAGCGCTGGCTCCTGATCCACGCGCTCGAGCTCAATCCTGATGGCTCATACCGGTTCAAGACGATCCTGCTGTGGGTCGCCCGCCAGAACGGCAAGACGTTCATCGCGGCGCTACTGATCCTGTTCCGCATGTTCGTCGACGGCGACGCCCAGATCCTCGGCGTCGCGCAGAAGCTCGCCACGGCTAAGAAGACGTGGAAGCACGCGCAGAAGATCATCGACGCGATCCCCGAATTGAAGCAGGAGCGCGCCGGGTTCTCGAACACGAACGGTGAACTCTGGTTCGAGCTCACCGGCGGCCAGCAGTACTGGGTCGACTCGGCCGACAACGGCGGCCGCGGCCTGACGTTCGATCTCGTCTTCGTCGATGAGATCCTCAAGCACAAGACGTTCAAAGCGTGGTCTGCACTGTCGAAGACCACGGCCGCGCGGCGCCGCTCGCAGTTGATCGCCGCCGCGAACGCCGGCGATCTCGAGGCGGTCGTTCAACGGTTCCTGCATAAACAGGCGATGGACGCGATCGAGGCGAACGACGACGGCACGACGATCGGCCTGTTCTGGTGGTCGCCTCCGCCGGGGATGCCGCTGGACACTCCCGAGGCGTGGGCGTACTCCAACCCCTCGATGAACTACAACCTGCCGCAGGAGAACCTCGCCGCCTACTGGGTGTCGGACCCGCGGCCGGTGTTCGAGTCCGAGGTCGCGAACATCTTCGTCGACTCGACGACGGGCGGCCCGTTCCAGCAGGGCATGTGGCAGAAGGGGCTTGACCGGCTGTCGAAGCGCGCCGACGGCGGCGACGTGTACGTCTGCATCGAGGTCTCGCACGATCGCCAGCTTGCGCACATCGGATTCGCGGCCAAGCGCGCCGATGGTTTCATCCACGTCGGCATCATGCAGAGCCTGCCCGGGACCGACTGGATCGTCCCGTGGCTCACCTCGACGGACCGCACGTTCACACCGGCGGGGATCACCTTCCAGACGAACGGCGCCCCGGTGTCCTCGCTGATCGGCGAGTTCGAAGAGGCCGGCCTCGAGGTCACCCCGTGGGGCGGCCCCGACCTCGGCCGCGCGACGGGCCTGCTGCTGGACGGCGTGAACCTGCAGAAGCTTCGGCATCGGCATCAGCCGCTGCTCGAAGTCGCCGCACAGAACGCAGTGCTCAAGAAGCTCGCCGATGCATTCGTCATCGACCGGTCCGCTTCAGCGCACGACGCATCGCCGCTGTCCGCGGTCGCCGGTGCGCTGTGGCTCCTGAAGAACCCGCCCAAGACGCCGGAACCTCAGGTCCGCACACTCAGAAGGAGGAAGCGTGGGTAAGTTCACCGACCGAGTCAAGAGCGCGTGGCGCACTCTGGTCACCCGTTCGCAGTCACGCCTCCCGTCGCTGCGTGGCAGCCGCACCTCTGCCGGCGTCCTGGTGACGCCGGAGCAGTCGCTGCAGGTCATGGCCGTGCTGACGTCGGTGCGCCTGGTCGCCGAGGCCATCAGCGGATTGCCGATCTCGGTCGTCGTCCGCCGTGGTCGTGACCGGGTGCCGCCGTCGCCGAAGTACAAGACGCTCGTCTACCTGCTCACCGTGCAGCCGAATCCGGTGATGGATGCCGCCGAGTTCTGGCGCATCATCGTGACGTGGCTGCTGATCCGCGGTAACTCGTACGTCTACATTCACCGCAACGGCGCCGGCGAGGTCATCGCCCTGTGGCCGGTCCCGCCGACCGACGTGAAGGTGCTGCGCACCGAGACCGGGGAACTCTCCTACCGGCTCAGCCACGACGGTAAGGAGACGTGGCTGCCGGTCGAGGCCGGCTACGTGGCCACGCACCTCGAGATCCTGCACTACCGCTGGTTCGGCACCGGACCCGAGGCGCTCTCTCCGATCGGTGTCGCCCGCCAGCAGGTCGGGATCTCGGTCGCCGCGACCGCCTATGTCGGCGGATTCTTCGAGCGCGACGCGACCCCGGAGACCGTGCTCACCACGTCCGGCAACCTCTCGGATACCCAGTGGAACCGCCTCGTCGACCAGATGGAGGACCGGCACCAGGGATTCGAGAACTCGCATCAGATCGCCGTGTTCGAAGGTGGCGCGAAGCTCGAACGCGTCTCGCTGTCCCCGGCGGACGCGCAGTTCCTGCAGATCTACAAGCTCGCCGAAGGCAAGATCGCATCGATGTACGGCGTCCCGCCGCACAAGATTGGCGACCTCGAGCACGCCACGTTCTCGAACATCGAGCATCTCGGTATCGAGTTCGTGCAGGACGCGTTGCTCCCGCCGATCACCCGCCTGCAGAGCGTCACGCAGCGTCTGTTCGACGACCCGGAGATGCGGCTGAAGTTCGACCCGAAGGGGCGGATGCGTGGCGACACCGCGGCGCAGGCTGCCGCGTATGCCACCGGTCGACAGTGGGGCTACTACTCCGCGAACGACATCCGCGCATTCGAGGATCAACCGCCGATCGACAACGGCGACACGTACCTCGAGCCGACCAACATGGTCCCCGCCGGGGCGCTCCCGCTGCAGCGCGACGGGCTGCCGCCTGTGCACATCGCGCAACTACAACCGACCGCGTTCCGCGCCATCGCGCCGGCACGTCGCACCGCGAGCGATGACGCACCAGCATGGGTGACCAAGCTGGGCGAAGCACTCGCGACGTTCGTCTTCGAACAGAGGACGGCCATCATCGGCGAGCCGTACACCGAGAGCGACCGTGCCGTCTGGGATGAGTTGCTCGCCGAGAAGATCGCGCCCATCATCGGCGCAACTGTCACGGACATCGGAGCTCGCGAAGCCGCAACCCGCGGCGAGGTGTTCATGCCGGCAACCGTCGAGACCTGGATTGCGGCGGCAGCGCTGCACCACGCACGGGAGTTCAACGGTGTCACCTTCGCCGGACTGCTGGCCATCGAACCCGACGACGTGGAGGTCTTCGACATCTTCCGTGACGCCGCCGCCCGCGCTGCCGGCGCGGCGCGACGGATCGTAGACATCGTCGGATCGTTCGCTCGCTTCGAAGGTGCGTCGCAGGCCGGCGCCGCCGAGAAGCGGTGGGTTGACCACGGCGACCAGCACGAGTCGATGCGCGGCGAAGTCGTCGCGATCGGTGAGCCGTTCTCCAACGGCGTCATGTGGCCGCGGGATGTCGCCGGCGGAAACGAAACCCACGGATGCACCTGCGTCCTCGAATTCGAATACAAGGAGTCGCCATGACCCGCACCTTTGAGCGTCGCCTGTTCCCGCTCTCCGACATCCAGATCCGCGCCGCGAGTGACGACGAACAGCGTCTGCACTTCACCGGACGCGCCGTCGTCTATGACCAGCTTTCCGAAGACTTCGGCGGCTGGCAGGAGGTCGTCAAGCCGGGAGCGGCGACGCGCACCCTCGCCGCGAACCCGGACGTCCGGTTCCTCATCAACCACGACGCGAACCTGCTGCTCGGTCGCACGAGCTCGGGAACGCTGCGGCTGACCGAGGACTCCGAGGGTGTCCTCGTCGATGCGGACATGGCGGATGTCACGTACGCCCGAGACCTCGCGATCTCGCTCGAGCGCCGCGACATCACTCAGATGTCGTTCGGGTTCTGGATCGTCTCGGACGGGTGGTCGGGCTCGCTGCACGAGGTGCGCGAATTCGACTTCGACGGTGGCGATGTCTCCGTCGTCACCTACCCGGCGTACACCCAGACATCCGCCGAACTCCGATCGATCGCGAGCGAGCGCATCGCCGCGGCCGCCGGATACCCACTCGAGCGGGCGAAGCATCGCCTGCACGAGATGGAACTGCTGTCCCAGATCTGAACCCCAAGCGTGCCCGTCCGAACGGTGCGGGACACCACCCCAACAAAGGAAGGGAGTGTGGCTATGTCCACCTCTGTCGAGCTCCGCCAGGAGCGTGCTCGCACCGTCGACGCGATGCGAGCGATCACCGAGACCGCCGAGACCGAGAACCGCAACCTGAACGCGGAGGAGCGCCAGTCGTACGACCGCGGCGAGTCCGAGTTCCGCGATCTCTCCGAGCGCATCGAGCGTCAGGAGGCGCAGGAGCGTCGCAACGCCGAGATGGGTGATCCCGTCAACGGCAACACCCGCGAGCCCGGTGCCGGCGGTGCGGAGGCGCGCACCACGGAGCGCCGCTCCGCGTTCCTGCGCTACGTCCGCGGCGCCGCGATGACGCAGGAGCAGCGCGCCCTCGTCGAGAACCCGGCCGGCGAGATCCTCGTTCCCGAGGATCTCGAGGCCGAGATCATGCGCTCGGTCCCCAAGCTGAGCGTGATCCGCGGTCTCGCCAGCGCCCGCCCGACCTCGAGCAACCGCGTTCGTCGCCGCTCGCTCGACGAGGTCGCCACCGGCTGGGGCAAGCTCGAGACGAACGAGCAGAACCTCACCGACTCGATGCCCTCCACCCCCGAGGAGGAGTGGACCTACATCGAGGATCTCTACGGTCTCGCGAAGATCGGTGAAGACGAGTTCGACGACTCGGACGTGAACCTCGAGGCGTTCGTCCGCGACAGCTTCGCCCGGTCCGCCGGCGAAGCGGAGGACACCGCGTTCACCGTCGGCGTCGGCCACACCGTCCACCAGCCGGTCGGCATCTTCTCGACGGCCGGCGGCGTGACGAGCATCGTCTCGGGCGCGACCGACTACTCGAGCACCGCCGCCAACGCGCCGGTGAAGTTCGTCGACGACATGAAGTCGCTGATCTACGCCGTCCCGGCGCAGTTCCGCAAGAACGGCTCCTTCCTCATGTCGTCGGTGAACGAACTGTTCCTGTCGACCATCAAGGACGGCAACGGCCAGTACCTCTGGCAGCCGTCGGTGCAGGCCGGCCGACCGAACACCTTCCTCGGCTACGCCCTCCACAACCAGGAGGACATTGCGTCGATCGCGGCCGACAAGGCCATCGCGGCATTCGGTGACATCCAGGCCGGCTACCGCGTGTACGACCGGCTCGGCATCACGGTGAAGCGTCTCGAGGAGCTCTACTCCGAGGACGGTTTCATCGGCTTCAAGTTCCGGATGCGTGTCGGCGGCGACGTCGTGCGTCCCGAGGCGCTGAAGCTGCTGAAGACGAAGGCTGCCTGA